TTAGAGCTTCAGCCTGTTGTGAATTCATATACAAAGACTTTGTTGCTTGGTCTAAGATTTGTCCTGTCTGAGCGGAAGAAACACCAAACTTTTCTAAAATTGCAGCTGTTTCAGCTATGTTAGTTTGTTCAGACTTCGAAAGGTTTGTAAAGTCTCTGAAACTTCCGAATAAAGCTGTTGTTGCTCTACCAGCATCTGCGGCGTTCACCCCAAATGTGAGATATTCGCTGCCGGCGTCTCCTATAACGTCAGAAAACTCGTTACCAGCACCAGTCGCTGCTTTGAATGCGGCATTTTGTCTATCAAGCTCAAATGCAAAGTTAATAGAGTTTCCAATTAACTTCTGAAGACCTTTAACAAGTAGATCACCTGTGACTACGCTTTTAGCTAATCCTCCAACGAAGCCGGCTAAACTTGTGGTTCCGTTACCAAGAATTTGAAAGAACCTTGCTCCTTCGCCTGACAGCCCAAGAAAACCATTAAGCAGGTTGTCGGCTTCTGCGGCACCAGCTTTGAACGCTTGAGTTTGTTCTTCTTGTGCTTTTTTAGCTTTTTTTGTTGATTCAATATAATTTTCTTGCTCGTCCGTCAAGAGGGCAAGTGTTTCGGTAGATCTAACAATAGAATCTTCGAGTTCCGCTTTCCTCGTCGGATCGGTTTCAAGCTCATACTGCCTTTTAAGGTTGGCTACAACCTTCTCCTGTATGGCAATGTACTCCTTCTTGCGTGCCATCTCATCTTTTGCTCTATCGATACGACCGGCTGCTAGTCTCTCTTCCAGTTCGATTTGGGATTCAAGTTTGTCAACGGCTTCCTTCTTCCGCTCCGCTGTTGCTTTGCTACTGCCTTTTTTAAGCTGGGCGGTTAAAGCTTTTACTGCTGCTGTGAGATCTGTAACTTCAGACATTATCTAACCACCTAATTTTTAAATGGCCACCGTAAGCCTGTTTCTCTTTCAAAACCCATAACAGCGCGGTCCAGATCTCTTCTGTTCATCATGGTTCTGGAGTCACCCAAACCGTGCTTTATGTACGAATCCATATATCTTTTTTCGCCACGAAGGGCTTTGAAGAAAGATTCTATTTGAGCTTGTGTTCCGCGAATGGTTGGGTTAATATCTGCGCCGGCGTGGTATAAATCCAACAACATACGATTAACCTTATAAGAAAAATCTGTATACAACCTCTCATTGAGAGACTTATCACTCAGATCAATGACAATATTTTCTTCACTCATGGGGAACACCTCTTCTCAGTAAATAGTAGCATAAACAAAAAGGCGCACTTATCGTGCGCCCGCCATTGCTTGTTCTTCTGCTTCTTTCTTTTCTTCAAAGTGATCGACTAAACGAGATAAGAACCACCTTCTCAGCCCAGTAGGAAGACTATAAGCTTCCGCAAAAGACCAATTACCATGTTGCTTTAGAATGAAAAACTCTTCGTACAGCGTTGCTTGATAATTAGAGTTTAGGCCAAAAAAAGTCGACGTTAATCGGCACCTCCAGACACTCTGTGTGTGAGCAGTTGTCGCAGGTAAAGTCAGCTTTTAGTTCTATGTTAGGCATTGCCTCTTCGTATACTTTACGAATTTTCCTTGATAAGGCAGCAGGAATCTGACCGATAATCTCCTGAAGAGCGCTGGGTTGTGTGATGCCGTTAACTGAAATAATGATATTCTTTAATAGTTCAGTTACAGAGCCAGTTTCAAGCTTAAGCTTTTTACGACCCTCAACATGCTTTAGAATTCTTTGCTCGTCCTTGCCGGTCAAAAGCTTAATCTCAAAAGTGATCTCCGGATTGTAATCTGTAGAAGTCAGCAAGAAGTTGCCGTTTTCCAGAAGCTCAACGTTTTCAAGCAAATTAGATTCTTTAATCTGCTTGCCTTCAAGCGAAAACACTTTTTCATTCAAAGTGCCGCAGGCAGGGCAGTTAATATTTGTCGCATACGATGAGCCAAAGCCCGTCTCTCTAATAGTCATTATGATGGCGTTCTTATCACCTATGAGCAGCGTGTTAGGGTCGATGCTTGTATCCACCAATACAGACTTTAAGAGCCTGTTCATAACAAGTCCCTTTTTAATCAAAGTTTCAGAAGATAGAATATCTTCCTCTTTTGCTGTCATATGTTTTATTTCTATAGTTTCCACACCCTGTAGTGGGTGTCCCTCACCATAGAACAGCCCCTTACTAGGAAGCTCAACGAACTCCGTTGGGGTTGGGAATGAAAATAAGTTTTGTGTTTGTTGCGCTTGTGCTTGTGGTAGTGGTGCGGGGGGTCCTTCAGGGGCCCCCTGTCTGTTAGAATTTCTACTCAAAAATCACCGTCTCTTTCTTTTACTGAATGTTATTCAAAGCCTGGGAAGCAGGACCAACGTCATATGTGGCCCAATCATACTTGAATTGAATATTAATATCCAAAAGTGCCTCATCGGAGTAATCTAAATCACCGAAAGTTACATTTGTAATGAAAGCATTCTGCAACTTCCAAGTTCCAAGTGTGCCGCCAGTTCCTGAAAGCTCTTCGAACTGAACTTGTCCCAGTGTTGCTAGCGCAGCTGCTTTGTTTGGAGTGCTCGGATCAAGGTTATTAGTAAAAATTTCCTCTTGAATATCTGGCTTTAGGTAACCCATCTGCTGCAGAGCCTGATAAAGAAGCTCGTTACCATCCGGGGATGTTGAGTTGACAATAACCGCGGTAACGTCATTCCATGTGACGGCACCTGGGTAGTAGTATGTGTTACCCAAGAACTTGTGGTCTGTTGTACCAACTGTGTAAGAAGGCTTAGTAACAGACTTAGCTAGGTATTCTGGGAATGCCTGCCCCGCTAGCGGCCCATTCGGTACAATAAGGTCCGGAATTCTCAAAATAAATCTGTGTTTTCTTTTAGGTTCTGAAAGTGCGCTTGTCCAAAAGGCCATTGTTGTTATCTCCTGATAGGTCTAAGTTAATTAGTGTGGGGAGCTGGAACTCCCCCACTTTTTATTTAATCGTCAAATGACGCCCCTGTTCTTGTGATGTTGAAGTCAATCGCAATGAACTCAATTGATCGCGTTGGCTTCAAGAAGATCTTCGCATATAGAATGTTTCTATCAATAAGATCTGGGGTGGTGGTCGTATCATCAAGAACAACTCTGTAATCAGAAAGACCAAAGTTTGTCTTTACATCAGCCAAGAATGGGTTCACCTGTGAGGTGAATCGTGCCCAAGTCGTCTTAACGTTTGGATCAAAGAGCAGACCAGAGGCAATCTGGGAAATGCGCTTCTTAACAAAGATCATTAGACGACGAACGTTAATGCGATCCAGTGCTGAAGGAGTAACCTGTAGAGTCTTCTGACCGAAGATTACAATACCTTCTGCTGGGAACTTCGCAATTGGGTTAATGTTAGCTGCGTAGAGGTCATCGCGATCCTTTCGGCGTAGCTGGTGGGCGACGTCAAAAACTGGGATACCTGCGGAGCCTTCCGTGAGACCGCCGCGGTTGAAGCCGGCTGGTGCGAACCAAACCTGCGTTCTACGCTGTGAGCTAGAGAATGTCCCGATAGCCGCAACAGATGGTGGCAACCAAAGAAGCGAGCCGTTAATAGTGTCTCTTGCTCTGACCCATGGGTAGTAGGCACAACCGTAAGAAGAGTTTAGTCCTCTGCTTCGCAGTCCATTAATCAACGTTGTAATAGTCGACTGTGTGTTGAGTCGTGCAATCGACTGTCCAGCCTCTCTTGGGCGGAAAGAATCAGGGAGGTCGATAACAGCTAGTGCATCGCCTCTGTCTTCACAAGTGTTGATTAAGTGAGTTGTCAAGCCGTCCTGAGTCTGGCCCGGGATGGATGCCAAGTTCATTTCAACAACTTCTGGATCCGCTACTGCATCAATAGCTCTCTTAATTGAGAAGAATGTGTAGTCGTTCTTTTCGGTTGGGTTGGTATTCATCGCTGTCTTAGTGAACGGGTCCATTTCCGAAATGTTAACGCCGTCGAAGCCTCCATACAATGGAACGGTAAATCGATCATATCCAGCATCCAGAACACCCGAAACCGCACCGTTTGTGAAGGTTAGGGAATCAGTGTTGAAGGATCCTGTTGAGTATTCACCACCTGTCTTAATATCATCCAAAGTAAATGTTGGTGATAGAGTCGATGATGCTGCTGTCGCGACAGCGTACACTCCAACCAATCCACCTCGTGGTCGAAGTAGATCAATCGTTGAACGATCATATACAGTCGACCCAACGCCCTCTGAGGTTTGCAAACCAAAGTAAGCATCGGTTGGGTTGGCTAAGCCGCCAGAGGCAGCAAAGTTACGGAACACTGGTCTTGGATATGCAATTGAGGCACTCAACTGAGATCCAGAGATCATGAATACAGTGGCTGGAGTTTTTAGATAGCCAAGCTGACCCTTCCGGCCGGTCATAATCATATAGGCATTAGGCTCAGAGTCAGGCGATTCGTTTGGGCTTGAGCCAGATGCTAGATAAGAGCCGCCACCAGAACCCGAAATCCAGTTACCAGTTCCAGCATTCTGGGCAGTGAGCCCCCCTACTGGATATCCGGTAATCGTCTCGTCCGCATACTTTAGAATACCTTCAAAACCGAATGGCAGGAGCGCTGGGGCTGTATTGCCGGCATCAACGTCTGAGTTCATCACGACGTAGATGTAGTCAGAGTTGTTATAGTAGCTTCCTTCTTGGACGTATCTTCTTTCGGTCTGGTTCCAAACGTCTCTGTAATCACCAATCTTACGTGCGATATAATCAAGAGAGTTTGGGTTTAGGTTACAGTTGTTAAACTGCTCGACCACTCGAACAACGTTGTCACTATCACTGATGTGGCGAACCACCACAGAGAAAGAGCCGTATGCATTGTCATTATTTGAAGATCTCTTAATATCCTGAATTGAAATCTTAACGTTTTTATTTGTCCAGTCGCCCGCTTCACCTCTGGCTCTAAACTTGAATAGTTTAACTGGGACATCGGTTGGAGACAAACGGCAACTGATAACATCGGGAGTTCTTGCTGCCTGAAGTGGCTGAGTGTGATCTGCGCCATCTGTGGTGTATACAACGCTGTCGCCGCGCTTAATCTTAGTTACTGCAGCAAATGTTGCGGCACCATCTGTTAAGATGTTGTTGACGTGTCTGTCAAATGTTTCACCTAGGAAATAATCCTTTTGCTGAGCACCTTCTGTAATGGCTGCGTTTGTTAGCTGAGGGTTTGTGTTAAGAACCTTTCGAATGTAACGAGAATCGTTTCGATTAAAGTTAAACGTTATCGTTTCTCTGGTGCCTGCTGATGGAATAACAACCATCTTGTATTCTCTATCATTGGTGCCTCCTACCGTGCCAACAATTACATCAGAACCAATGATAGTAGTATTTCCTGTTAAGTGAAGAGCCGCGCGATTCACGAAATTGCCATACGAAGCGGTCGATAGAACGTTTGAGGAAGATAAAGCAAACTCAGTTCCAGTCGTACCATATAGAACAGCTGCTAGAGCACCAGTTACCTGCGATCCTACATTGGCTGCTGATGCGTTAAAAAGGAACAATCCATAAGCATCACCGCCTAGGTCCCACCCAGCTTCGCCGCCGCCGGCAGTCTGAACGCCAGAAGGGCTATAGCTATCTGATTCCGCACCAAGCAAACGAATGTAAGTTAAGGGAGAACTATTGCGAAGATAAGCTTGTGCGGCATATGCGCCATAGGTTGTAGCAGTGGTGTTTGTGCCCTGACGCCATACGTCATCCCCAGAATTTCCTGGGTCTGGGGCGCCGAAGATGTTAACGAATTCTTCAAAAGAATTAACAGTCGTTGGCCTTAGAGCCGGTCCTTTTTCGGCTCGGCCGATGATGACTGGTCCTATACCTGCTGGCGAGGCGGGCAACTGTGAGTTGTCAATTTCATTGACAAAAACGCCGGGGGATACAAATCGGTAATTCTTGATTGACATTCGTTCGGTTCTCCTACATTGCGAAAATGTTCAAAGTAAATAGTGTTAAATAGTAGGAAGAGAATTATTCTCTGTAAAAACCGTCTTTTATGTTTTCAGGGATATCTCCCAGTATTGTTCTCTCTCTGCCGAGTTTTATTTCTACTGCATTTTCACGCTTAACAATCTTTGGTCTTTCTTGGTTTTCGCCCTCTCCGATAAGATAACCAAGAGTTTCAATGTTAATATTGGTTTCGTAATTCCTCTGCTCCATTCCTAGATTGGCTTGATTCGAGTTATTAGCAAAATTACCATCAATAAATATTTCGTAGTAATGCCCTTCGGCTTCAATTCGCTTTGGAGTTCTAGAGTTGCCCGGAATTGTGATGAACGGACGAATAAGCTCATTCATTTGCTGCTGATACTCAGTTCTGATGGATATTTCATACATTACTTTAACCCAAGTTGGGATTGGCATCGTTATTGTTTGATATACTGTTTTAGCGGTTGACATGTTTCTTTTGTTAGTATTAAGCATTTTATTAGAAACATCACCGTCAGCCCCATACTTCCTATTGGCTGCAGCATTTTGAAACTCAGCGGTTTTCTTTTGATTAATCTGTCTAGCAACTGTTATGGTGCCGCCCTTCTCATCATTGACTGGATATAAGTTAGCAAACACAGTTCCCCTATAGTTCTGTTCTTTAGTTACGCTGGATCTATTGACGGTTATCAACGGAAGAATCAAAGTCTCCTCTTTGTCTCTCAGATCTTTATTATGTTTTATCTGGAAGGCACGCTCGGCTGTGACCCAGAGAACCGGAACCTTTTTAAATCCATCGTTAGTATTAGTGAAAAGGTTAAGCTCTTCGTCAATAAACCGAAGCATCGCTCTATCAATCGTCTCTAGAGACGAAGGCATAAATTCTATTTCTTGAAGCTTGGACGCAACCTCTTTATCTCCAACGTAATTGAATCGCTGGGTGCGCTTGTCTTTTATTTGCTTCTCAGATCTTTTGCTGTTGGACATTTGACTATCCTACGTAAATGCCGGCTGGGACGTTTTCAAGAACCTTCTTGGTCGAATCTTGTAGCGTTGAATCAATCGCGGCCAGCTTATCATAGGTGGTATCTTCAAGAATAGTTTTAAGTTCCTCTCTCAGCTGATCCATTTCGGTTCTGGCCTGAGATAGCAAATCTGAAGCGTTGAGCGTTACGGACTCCCCAGGAATAGGAACACTAGAAAATTTTCCTCTTATTTGTCCTAACATTTCTTTTGTTAGAGCCAAGGCAAATCTACGAATCCATTGCTTACCAATGGCATTAATATTTTGATAGGGAATATTCTCAAACGGGAGGGTGTTTAAGTTGTTGACACCTCCGGTACCTTCATCACCTCGTCCAGTTTCTTGCCAAGCCTCGTACTCACCGTCAATGGAAAATTGAACCCAAAAATTCTCTGGCGACGTCGAATCCGGTTTTGGAAAAATTCTTAAATTGTTATCACGTATCTCATATGAATAGTGTGAAACTCTTGTCCATAGAGCATCTTCATAAGCCATCGCTTG